CTTTCTATTCGATGTCCCACTCGCGATCTGGAAACTCATTCTCAAGTTCTTTCATCAGATCACGAGCCTGTTCAAATATAAAAGATGCCCAGGTATAAGGCGATTCAGTCTGACCCTTATAAGTTACCAACCAAATAGTTGCGTCTCTCATGCGTAGTCCTCTTCCTCATCGTAACAATTTTCCTCATCATATCGCTCACAGTCATAACACTGCCAGCCGCGGTCGGTTTCATCGCCACAAGTCTCGCAGAAGTTCTGGAACTCTTCTTCGTAATCGAACATATCTTCCTTGTTCTCAATCGTGAGTAACACGGGATTGTGAACGATCATCGCCATTGTCTGGTCGATCATTCGCTCGATAGCGTAGTGAAAAACATCACCGTTATAGTTGCCATTGTAAATACGACCGCGAGTGTACTCATAGATCGTGTCATAGACATCATCATCAATGGCAGAATGATGCTTTAGGAAGTTCAGCGCACCAGACGTATTGTTGCCCATGCCATTGTTGTAGAAGTCATAACCGAGACGACTCGCGGAACGCACCAACTCACCAGCAAGTGTGTCACATTTGCCGCTTACAGGCACCAGATCGTCCATCATCTGATTGTACTGCTCTTGATACTTGCCAGTCTGATTCCAATAAGTATTTTCCATTATGCAATTTCTCCAAACATCAATTCATCTTTCGCGTCAAGCAGGTCCATCTTCAACTCTGCCAGCAGACCAAAAACACTCTGATCTACAGCAGACGGATTTACCGACAACACGCTGTTAATACAAGATTCTGCAATCTGAATTGCCTTCATCTTTTCTTCAATTTTTTCGATAGTCATTACGCCACCTCCATTTGATGAAGCTGCCTCATTAAATGAAACTCCGCAGGTGCATACTTTTCTAACCACGCGCTGAGGTCTTTGAAGAGGACCACATCGCCATTCACCATCTCATAAGAAACACCGTGGTGTACGTTCTCGCCGTTGTTCAATACGTCATACGCATCGAACTGCTTCACAATTTCCTTGCGCATATAACCGAACTCGGTGTTGAGAGTGGTGCGAGTGAAAGACACACGGTCGTCCTTGACCGTGCCATAGTACGGTGCATCCCACTCAGCACAGTGGTCAGCGACATTGAAGTCGATATCATCGACCACGGTCTCACCAACGGAGTACTCTTGGAAGTACTCGCTCTTGCTGGTGCAAGCAGACTCAACACGCGCCCACCACTCGCGTGACATGTTCTCCTCGATAGTGATATCGAAGATGTAGGTGTTGCCACCCTTGGGTTTCCAGTACTGCGGGCACTCGCCCTTACCGTCCCAGTCGTGGGCACCGTAGTTTTCGAGGTGTTGGGTTTGGATGATTGCTTTCATAATATATTCCTCAAAAGAAAAAGGGGAAGAGAGGAGCAGTGGACTCGGAGTCCCTAGCGAAGAATCGCGCCAGACCTCTCAACTCAACAAACAAATTATCTCACAGGTAGCCAAGGAAGTCAAACTTTTTTTCAACAAAATTTAGAATATTTTGTTATAAGATTTGTGTTTGTTATAACCACGCTTTGCCGCCTTTTTACGGTCGACCATGACCACTGCCTTGTTAAAGCGGCGAGCATTCTTAGCAACTGGATTTTTCATAACAAACTCCGAATAAAAAACAGTGAGTGGTGCAACATAGCAATCGGTAGCAATTTTCGAACGCACACACTCACCAAAGAACTCAGGCCTCCAAGACGTAGGGCTTGTTCCACTTACCAGCATCAATGTCAAGGTAGTGCGAACAGTGGAAGTAGTCAGTCATGGCATCAGACTCATCGAAGAACTGGTCGCCTTTCATGGCCGCTACCAACTCTTTGTAGAAGTTACCGATCTCGATATCACCAGTCTCTTCAGCCCACTTGTCAGCCCAGAAGTGGTTTACTTGAAGATAGTCACCGACTGGGTAAGACTCTTCACCACGGCGAGCCGCCAACTGGTCATTGTGTCGCTGGGCAGACCCGATCAGGTCGAGCTTGCCGCTCTTCAGAGTCACGACCAGTGACATGTGATGACGAACAGCGATAGTGCCTTTCACGCCGTACTTTTTCAGTACCGCTTTGATACCAGGAGCAAGTCGCTTTTTGTCTTCTTGTGATACGTAAGCCATAATCAAATCTCTCTCTCAATCAACGTTACAGGAGTATTATCTCACAGGTAGCCATAGAAAACAATGCAATATTCACACTTTCTGAGAACAGTTTTTCATAAGAAATCACGGGCAAATAACAAAAAGAAATAAGTAATGAAATCAATGACTTACATGTCTCGCAGAATCGCGGCGAATTCGTCGGCCTGAGCTTCTATAGGATCACAGTGGGCAACTACTTCACGCAACACTGCCTGCGCTCCAATGACTTCCTGGTAGCTCACATCATGCTTTGCCTCTGCCCAGTCAACATAGCTCATCGCCAAGTCATAAACTTCTAACGCTTCGGCGGCTTCTTTATAACCAATTTTCATAACAGAACACCTCAATCTCACCAACAACATAGAGAATTATCGCTGGTTTTGAGGTGCCTGTCAAGCGTTTTTTGATTTATTTTTTATTAAAAATTAACGTTTTTGAGTTCTGCGAACCACACCTGTTCGTTCGGATTTAGAGGCAATCTAGCGTACTCTCGTGCCTCTTTTTCATAGGGATGATTGTTGTAGCCGTGACGAATGTACAGCAGGACGTATGTAAAATAAAACTTGAGTATGCCCATCCTTCTAATCTGATAGCAATGCATTAACTCGTGTTTGAATAGTTGATCAGTCGGATATCTCATTCTAAAAAATATGAAAGGGTAGACGACCATGCCGCCCGCCCAAAACATCCACCAACAATGTCTAAGTATCCGAAACTTCATTTGAATGCTCCTTGTCATGAATGAACAATTGAAACAGCGTGTAGTGCATAACCTTGATCAGGTCTTTTCTCCACTCTTCTGGTGTCTCGCCCTTCTTGCCATATCGATCATGATACTTCTCAATATTGCCGAGACAGAAGCCAGTACCATGTCCTTTTGCGATGATTGAATCCATCGTTTGTTTGCCAGCATTGACATAGTGTTGTTTATATGTCGAATCGATATATTGCTTGAACTCTTCAATCAGCTTGTCTTCATTAAATCTATATTCAATCATTCACAATTTCCTCAATCTCAATAATCGTTGTCTTAATGATGTCTTCGTAATGTTCGTTTTCAAGTTTTACGACAATTCTTTCAGACTCAGGATTATCATGTAATATTGTACCTTGAACTTCATATATTACATCATCTCTTTTCCAATGTTTGTATCTTATTCTATGCATGTTACTTCCATGTGTCAAACAATGACTTGTCAAACTTCTCGCGGTTCACACCACGACCAAACGATGTATTGTCCATAACAGGCGTGTCATCAATACTGGGACCAATATTGTCTTGCGCGTCCTGTTCAACATCATACAGTTTCATGCGTGATCGATCAACACCAACAACGAATCGGCGATGCAGTGCAGGATCACCATATCGATTCTTCAACTGCTTAATCATCAGTTGTCCGAGAGATTCGAGTTCCTCATTTGAGATTGCCGCGAACATAAAGTCAGCAGTAGCAGGCAGACCAAACGACTCAGACGTATCTTCGAGACCGACATCAGAGTTCGTGAAACCGCTTCGGTTTGTCTGTGTCGCTGTGAAGAGAGGCACATTGAATTCAACAGCAAGACCGCGCAGTTCTTCAGCAATCGACTTGATATAAGTGTAACTGTTAACACTGCCGCCCATCTTCATTCTAGAAGAGATAGCCAAGTTTAAGTAATCGATATAGATCACATCTGGTACAAAGTTCTTTTTCTGTTTCATCTCATTCAGGAGATGTCGAAAGTGACCAGCACCTACAGATGCAGGTGGATATTCTTTAATGATCAATTTACCTTGTGTCTTTTTCTGTAATCGCTCTACCTTAGTCTGATAAGTTTCTTTTGGATACGTTTCAAGTTCATTCAGAGGCACGTTCATTAGATTCGCATCAATACGCTCGGCAATACGCTCTTCTGCCATTTCGAGTGTAATATACAATACATTCTTACCGTTCATCATATTCGTAGCGGCAAAGTCACACATGATCAAAGTCTTACCGACACCAGTGCCAGCTAGAATTACATTCAGTGTTTTACGTGGAATGCCACCGCGAGTGATTGTATTGAAGAATTTTAGATCGAACGGTAGACGCTCAACTACCTTGTGATAGAAGTCGTATCGTGTTTCGAAGTCTTCGAGAAAGTCATGACCGATATTAGAGTCAAACGATACGCCAAGAGCATCTTGAAGAATCTGAGGCAGACTACCTTTATCTCTATCACTTTTGCCATCAATAATCTGAATCGATTCCATGATTGCATTATACACTGCTTTGTCTTGACAGAACTTTTCAGTCTGCTTCATCAACCAGTCGTAGTCATCGGCTATAAAATTGAGGTCATCAAGTGTCTGTAAAATTTCTTTAAAGTCACCCTCAGACATTGTTTTATTCTCGGCTTCAATACGAAGAGCTTCCACTTGCGGCGGCGAATTATATTTCTCAAAATATTCTTTTATCAATTGAAACAGTGTGCGCTCGGCATGATTTGAAAAATATTCACTATTCAAATAAGGCAAAACATTACGGAGGTATGCTTCGTTGCCAATCAGATTACTAAAAATCATTTGCTCAATTGTCATTCTATCTCCAACGCTAATTACTTAAAGTATTCATTCTACTATCCGAATGATAGATTGTCAAGACTTCTTTTTTACTATGAATATCGGTGTATTGCCTTTTCGTCTGAAAATCGAATGAATTCTAAAATACTGTGAAATCTTTGATTCCCACCATTCAACACTTTCAACAATTAAGTGTGCATTTCTTCCATCCGCTAATATCTGTACAGCAGGTATTGTTGATGGAATAAGACAACCAAACTCTAGCATACAACGTTCGATGTCCTGAAGAACATTATCGATCAATTCTGGCTCAACATGTTCTAACACATCAACGCAAATCACTGCTTGTCTAGGATGATTGTTTTCGCGTTTGTCTTCTCGGCCTGGCTCGTATTCAAGCACTTCTATGTCATCACGACCATTTTCATCTAGCCACTGTTTAAAATGGCCAGAACCACTGCCGTAATCAAGAACACTATTGATTTTATATGTATGAATAAACTTCATGACATACTGGATATCTTGAACTACCGCGCCACCCCATGCTCTAAACTTTCGCTTTGCTGTACCTGTTTCGTGTTTTTTTTCTAAAAGTTTTTTATATTCTGTTGTGAATAAGTGGTTTTCGTTCATTTGTTTATTTTTCTCCAAGTATCTTGATCGACTTTAAGTTTAGATGTCTTGTGTACATTTCTTAAATTTCTCCATGTTCTGCCGATGTCAGTACACAGACATACAGAAGGTCTGTAACATAATTCTTCATGAAGAGGATCTCTAGGATAAAATATCGTCTTAACAATTTCAGGATAAATCTCATACTTGGCTTTCATCATTGCCATTTCTGGATCAATGTTTTCCCTCACAACTACATCATGAACGCCATCAAAAAATTTCTGACGAACAATATTTGGATTGCCAGTGATTTTATTTTTACCGTTAAAGAGTAGAATATCTTTTCCAGATAAGAGATAATTTTTAATCGCATCAATCGACTTTTCACGATCCATTACCCAATCGTCTTCAAGCCAAAAGAAGTAATTATCTTCAGCCTTATTTATATTTTTTTTGCAATTTTCATATAGGGTTCTAGAGCTTTTTGCAAATGTAGGATTAACTAAATTTTCCGTATAGTGAATATGCAAGTAACGAAATCGCTCATGAATGAATTTTTTGCCAATAAGAAATTGCTTCGCAGTAAAGATAGATGGCTTGTCGAGATTAACAAACCAATTTATACGATCAAATATTCTGCTCTCATGTAACGCTCTAAGCCACGGCAACAACGTTTCTACTTGCAACTCTGGTCTCGGAGTTGCCGTGGTCAGAATGTTAAGTATCATGCCTCAACAACATCTCCAATGAATTGCTCGACTTCATCGTCCTTGACAATGGCACCGTGAGCAACCTGATACTTATCGCGTACCCAGTCTGTGAAGACTGCGTTCTGAAGAATAGGTAGCCAGAAGTCTGACGTATTCGTCTCTTTCATTCTGAATTTTTTCTCTTCAACCTCTCCAGTGTCCATATTAACCCTAGAGTACCAGCCATTAGATGGCTTAACAACGAAACCTCCATCCATAGCAATATCGAGAAGGCCAGACCACCGAGAAATTCCTCCGTCGTGAGTAACTGTAACAGGTATTTTAGACTTCTCTCGAACATGACGCGATTTCTCCACGTTGATGATGAAGTGATAGCCTACTATCTCTGTGCCGACTTTCTCTTGTTGACGGCCGATAATATAGATGTTATCAGCAGAGTAATACGATCCAGTACCACCGCCAACAATATCTTTCGGAAACAGGCCAATCTCTTTGTATGTATGATTGACAACCACCATAGGAATATCTTTGAGAGTGAGGTGTGGTGTGATCATACGGAACAGCGACTTGATCTGTTTAGCACGAGACATATCAGCAACAGACTTTTCGTTCATTGCATCTTCGACTTCTTTCTTCGATGCTAAGTTGCCAATCGAATCAATGATGATGATTACTTTATCTTTGCGCTCGATCTGATCGAGTTGCTTCATCACATCAAATTTAAGTTGCTCAACATCTGTGATAGGAGTATGAAGAACACGCTCCATGGGAATACCAAAAGAAGTAAAATAACTTTGCGGGGTACCGAATTCCGAATCGTAGAAAAGTAGTGCCGAATCTTCATATTTGTCTAAGTATGCCTTTGCCATGAGTAGACTGAATGCAGTCTTAAAGTGTTTAGAAGGACCTGCCCACATCGTGAGGCCAGGAGTTAGTCCGCCATCAAGTCTGCCGCTCAATGCTAGATTGATGACAGGAATAGAGGTAGGGATCATGTCTTTTTTCATAAAGAACTTTGACTCAGAAAGAATCGCCGTATCTTTAATTGTAGAATTCTTTTGCAGTTTAGCTAATACGCTCATAATATCTCCAAGTAGTTTGTTCCATTCTTGCTATACTAACAGGTAAATCCATATCTGTCAAGTAGAATATGATCACCTCTCTTCACGCAGTCTTTTATTTCATCATTATAAAAAGACGGAAAATCATGATCAAAGACTTTGTAGCCTTTGCCTGTGTCGCTGGGATTATCCCATTTTGTGTGTTGTCTTATGTGATCTATTTGATTCATCCAGTTTTCTTTCAGACTAAATTTGTCTTGATATTTAATCACGAGATCACAGAAATCATTTGACATATCGTTCTGACCTATAAACTCAAAGGGACAGCCATCATTGAAATAGTGATCATCATACCATCGCTTCACATCTTCCATAGTTCGTTTTCTTGCCATAAAGAAAGTCGTATCAGTCCATGCTAGATATCTGAATGTCAGTAGTCCAATGCCTTCAGGTCTATTTCTAATCGTAGGCTCTTCTTTTGGTAGCCAATGTAAATTTTTCTTGAAAATATTTTGCATGAAATTTGAAAAAGTATCACAGTTCTGTTCCTGTGATAGAAACTGTTTTGTCAGAGGGCCTGTCTTCCCTGGTCTCGCTTCATAGTTGAATATAGAAACATAATATTGATATGGATTTCTCAGTGAAGAAAAAATCAAATTGTCAGAGCGAATTGTGTCTCGTGTTAAAACAGCATGTCTACTAGTCGCTATACTATTACAGACTTTTTCCATCTGTGCATATACGAAACTCGTTGCTGTCTTGCCAACATCATTATAATATGCCTTGCCACTATTAATCACCGTCCTAATCCATGTCCGTGCCGCGATGTAGTTTCTGGCATAATATCAACGTCTTTCAGTATCTCTGCCTCGGTCAGCGGTAAAATCTCTTTCCTCTGATTCAATCCAACATTACCAGCCAGAATCATAACGATTGCCAAAGGATCAAAAACAGATACCAGTAATAAAATAATCCAACGAACAGCAGTATCAAAATAGGTAGAGGCGTTCTCGGCTCCATAGATTAACTCTGCAATATATTTGAGTGGACCAATCTCCGCTTCAAGCGCGAGTTGGTCTTTCTGCAATGGCAGAAGTTCTTCTTGGAGTTCTTCAATGCTGTCATACGCTTCGTTGATTGAGTTGTTGAGTTGCGACCTTTCTTCTGCTTGTCCTGCTCGAACCGCCAACGCACCATCTGGACCACGGATTCGATCATATTGTTGTAAAATCTCAACTGCCCCATCGAGTTGCGCCATGACCGTCTCGGCGTCCGATATAATAGTATTCTGTCGATCAATTTTTCGTTGCAAAGATTCGATTCGTATTTCATTATTTCCACCTTGATTGATTGTTTGTTCAACGTGTGCCTTACTAAGATAGCCGAAAATACCCATAGATGTAATGAATACGAGTAGCACGACTGCCGACACCATGTATGTACGTATGAGTAATGGTGCGATTGACCAACACCTGTAAATCCAAGAAGCCGCGACAATCTTAGATAGCTCTAACGTGCTAGCCATGACAACGACTGGCCAAAATGCGCCAGCAAAGATAGTAGCAAGTCCTATCACTGAAAAGAATCCGCCTACTGCGGTCAACATTAATCCCATAACCAAAACAAAAATGCTTATGGTTTTATTTTCCATTTAGTCCTCGAGTATCTGTAATAGTTTTAATTTGAAAGCATTTATCTTATCGACACGGTCAGGCCATAAAATATATTCTTTCTCAGGACTCAGTGATAGATTGTTTAGCAGTGGTTGCACTAACTTATGAATCATCTGTGCTTTATACTGCCACTGCTCTGCTTGTTGTTGCCATCCTTCGGCGGTGCTTTCGACTTCTGTTACAGTTCTTTGTATCTCCTGTACTTCCGCAAGTTCATCTGCGTCTACAAGTGTAAAGCCAAAGTCAAAAGTTTCGTCTAATTGAATAGCCATGTGATTTTCCTTTTCTATGAGAAGAAGTCTTCGAGAGTAGCGATTGACTCAGACTTCCAACCAATTGTATTCAGTATGATCTCAATCGGGTCAAGATAGCCCTTCTGGAATTGAGTGTCATAGTCTATATATTTATCTAGATTCAGATCACTTGGCAGATCACTCGGACAGGCAATCACTTTGTCTTGAACAGGATTCGGCATGAGTAGATAGCAGAACTTAATCTTCTCGCCGTCTTTTATTTCTTCATAGATTTTATCAAGACCGAGTTTCTTGATGTAGTGATTATAGATGAGTGAACCTTTGACTTGAATCGGTGTGGCTTTCTTATAAATTGTTTGAGCATCAGCATATGACTCAGTGACCGCACGACCGTTTATATTTTTCTTTGCCATTAGATTCACGCCACGAGGAAAGGCAATGCGCTCGAACGGCAGAGTCCTAAACTCAGTTCGAATCTTGTCAATATATTCCTGCACTTCGTTTTCGTTTGTTGACATGATCATCTTGAGTGTTTCTTTAATGTAATCACGACATGCGGCAGGAGTACTCGAACGAATTGCTTCGATACCCATCATCTTGAGTTTCGGTTCATTGTATCGAACACCTTCACTATCCCAGACATTCATGATGTATCGTTTCTTGGCAGTCCAGATAGCTTTATCACCGATGTTCTCGCGCTTCATGATCATCTTCTGTTCATACGCATTCATATAATCAGCGAGTTCGCGGTACGATTTGTCGATGAATGGCTCAATCTTTTCTTGCGCAACTTTATCAAGAAAGTCAATCGGATTATCAGGCTTGATGCGCTCGACCATAGGACCGAAGTTGATATAAACAGAGTCGGTATCAACTGCAACAACATAGTCCGAATCAGTACCGAGTAGTTTGTTCATGTATCGATTGATTGCTTTCTCGATCCAGCGAATAGACAACTGACCAGACAGTGTGATTGCTTCAGCATTCTTCTGCTCGAACCATCGGAAGTATTTGTTAGCAACAGCGCCGTAGGCAGAGTTCAGTAGAATCTTGAGCGCATACTGCATGTTGTGTGCGCGAGTAATTTCGAGATCAAGTTCAGGTGTTGGATTAGTCTGATACTTTTGCTGTGCGGCAATCATCTTCTTTTTATACTCGACTCGACCATCATACATCTTACGCATCAGTTCAGGTAAGAAGCCACGGAAGTCTTTTCGATACAACTGCGAGTTGGCAGTCATCGTGATATCTTTCTCTTGTAGCCATTCAGTATCGACTGACTGATTCAGAAGATCATCTACCGTCAGAGCATTGGATTCGCCGATGTGAGTATCTGGTGATATATTGTACTGCATGATTAAGTGTGGGTACAGAGAGTTCAAATCGAATGACATTACCCAGTCATGCATACCGACTTGTGGATCTTTTACAAAGCCACCAGCAATCTGAGGAGCATCACGGCGCGCATTATTCTTCGCTGGTATCACGATGTTCTGATCCATGAGATAGTTGTGTATAATTGTATCCCAGATCGTCAGAGTCGATAAGCCATCATTGTGGTTGCAACCAGAATCATATGTCAGAGCAAATACCACATTGATATAGCCAAGGCGCTCTTCGAGTCGTTGGACCAGTATTGTATCTTTGATGTTATACTCGATAAACTTTTGGTGATTCTCGCGGTGCAGTGTATACAAGTTACCATACTCGGAGTAATCGATCTTGTTCTCACCGAGTTCTAACTCAGCAATATAATCAAGACGATATGATTCGCGAGGAGCTAGGCAGAACTTCTTATAGACTGCGAGGTAATCTAAGTGTGATATGCCATACAGTTCATAACCACGCTGTTCTTTTGTGCCTTGCGTAACACTGTAGGCTCGTACTTTATTCCATGGCGACATACGGTTCGCATGTTCTTCGCCGAGTAGTTTATTGATTCGATTATAGAGATAAGGGACATCGAAGAACTCAGTGTTCCAGCCAGAGAGAACGTCTACGTCTAGGTTCTCCCATACTTTGAGAAACTTGCGAAGCAACATCAACTCATCATCACACTTGAGATAGTAAGTGTCCTTATCGTCATGTTCGTAGTCACCGAGACCGAGAACAACTTTCATTTTGTTTCGAACCAGTGCGATTGCAGTCACGCGCTTCTCGGCAACATCTGGCTCAGGAAAGCCATCGTCTGACTCGACCTCGATATCCATATAGACAGTGTTTATCTTAGAGGTATCATAGTTGCAGTTGCGATACTTCTCATAGATATAAGTGTAAGCCCAGCGATCATAGCCATAGACATTCATGCCGCCGACATCGGTATATTGTTTGATGAAGTCGCGGGCTTCTCGTATGTTGTCGAAGTCTACACGGCGAACAGGCTGTCCATGGATGTCTCTATAGCCAGTGTCTTGTTTAGCAGATACGAAAAGATATGGCTCATAAGTGTACTGTTTTTGTACTCGCTCGCCATTCTCATCGAAACCGCGAACATAAATATGATTACCAAGATTAAATACGTTAGTGTAAAATGATGTCATTCAAACCTCTGTCAGTTATCTCAACATTATATAAGTTATGGAGAAGAAAGTCAACCATGAAAGAAGAAAGTGATCTAGTCAATAGAGTAAAGCCTGCTCTAATTTTTGATGAAGGAAAAGTCAATGAAATCTATCTTGACCACCTCGGCCATCCCACCTTTGGAATCGGTCATCTCGTTACGGTATCGGACCCAGAATTCGGGTTATCAGTTGGCACAAAAATTTCCGAAGAAAGAATCGATGAAGCATTCGAGTCTGACATCAGACAATCTATCCGAGATTGTCACGCTGTATTCGGCCCAAGGTTTGATCGTTTCCCATCCGAAGTCCAGGAGATACTGGTCAACATGATGTTCAATCTAGGCAGAACGAGACTGGCGAAGTTTGTTAGAATGAGAACGGCACTTGTCAGTAATGACTGGAAGAAAGCGGCCGCTGAAGGACGTGATTCTCTGTGGTACAAACAAGTCACCAATCGTGCTGAAAGACTTATGACTCGCCTCGAGAACGTTTCTTAAAAACTTTACTGACTGCGCCAGATACAGTCTTAGACATAGCATCAATGTATGCTCTATAAAGAGTCTCGGCGAATTCTTTCTGTTTACTACTTGGAATAAACAAGTCTTGAACTTCGTCTGGAGAGGCTTCTATTTCAATTTTAATCTTCATGCTGTCACCATTACACAACTCAGAATGTAAATATCTTCAATAAAAACTGGTACACAAGCCCAGTCATCGTTTTTTGATACACAACCAGACAACAGAAAGGGGGCGCAAAGCACCCCCAAGATTTTATGCTTTAGTCTTTTTCTTAACATTTTTTTCAGCAACATAATGCCAGTTTCCTGTAAGAGGATTCTGCTTATGCTTCTCTGACAGTTTCCAGTCAATCACAACTTTAACTTGCCGTGCCTTGACTACAACTTCTTCGATTTCGTTTGCTGAGGCAAATGTTGAGAAAAGACATAGGCACAGAATTGCCCAGTTTTTCATCTTAGTCCTCTGTTAGTAGTTGTTTATCCGTATTTCCAATTGGGATAGTACGAGGACGCTTCTCTTCTGGGATCTCTACTTTCAGGTCAATGACCAGTAATCCATCTTTGAAGTCTGCTCCTTCTACAACAACATGTTCAGAGAGTCTAAAGGTACGTGTAAATTTCTTTGCAGAAATACCACGGTGTAGATACTCACGCTCAACTTCATCATTCAAAGTAGGTCGACCATCACCTGTTACAACCAGAATGCCTTCTTTGACTTCAACAGTCAGTGCATCTTTTGAGTAACCAGCAAGCGCCAGTTCTACAGAGAATTGAGTTTCAGTGTGCTTGACTACGTTGTGTGGAGGATAGAGTTTATTGTCTGCCATATCTGACAGTCTCTCAATCTCTGACCATACGTGATCAAAACCAATGAAATGTGAACGTGGAAAAGAAAATGCTTTAGAAACCATAACAGTTCTCCTTATATTAAGCAAGATTGTTGTTATACTCTACCCGACCATTCGGCGTAGAGAAGTGCCGACCCTTTCCCAAGGAATCAGCAAATCTATTTATACAATTTTCACAATTTTTTAATGTGAATTTTGTATACATACTAATGCAGTGTAACAAAACTGCAACAATTCCGTTGTGAAACGATTAATCGCCGTGACGGCGAGAGGAGATAAAACTCATGAGAACTATTTTATTAGCTCTATTGCTCATCCCATCACTCGCATACAGCGAAGTGCCAACTAAAACTTTGCTACCAGTTGTTCGATTTACACCAGAACATATTGTCCTCAAAGACAAAACAGGTAACGAGTATGAAGTCGTAACAAACTGCCTTGTCAAAGTATCAGACATTACTCAATTCAAAGTAAAAAGCAGATACATCAAAGAAGGAACTAAGATTCGCTTCTCTAAAAAACAAGTTTGTTCCGTCGAAGAGATCGTTAAGACTTAGAACTCTCAACAACTCTTGCACGTAGGCTTGTACTACTGAAACTGTGGTCCCGTTTATTGAAGTACAAGTCTATGTTTCTTTTCTCACATATCTGCTTGCCAGTGAAATCAGTATCTCGATATTCTTCACCTAGTATACGCACCGCGATAGGTAATGTCAATAGCAAGTCTTCAAGGTCTTGCTCTGTATTGTAAACTATTACCTCATCAACATACTTCACTGCGCTTAACTGAATCTGTCTCTCAATGAGAGTCTGGACTGGCTTGTTCTTTGTGTCTGGTCTATCAATCGTTGGATCACTCTGCAAACCTACAATCAAATAATCACACTGTCGCTTTGCTTCTTCGAGCATCGTGATATGTCCAGCGTGAAGCAGATCAAATGTACTGCATGTAAATCCGATTCGATTCCAGCCTTTATAGTCGAGGTTCATCGTCTATTCCCCATACCATGTTTATATCTGGATAGTAGACACCGTAAGAACGTTTAATTTCACCATTCTTATCATATGCAGGCACAACACAGATATTATTGACTCGCTGTGTTCGATCAGGACCTGCCCAGAAATCTAGCCAGACACCAGAGTCGAGATAGCGTTGCATGTTTTTAATGTAGCCATCAACCTCGTAGTACTTTGCTACTTCCTTTACTTCTTTAGAGTTTGCGTAGTGTCGCATACCTTTGAGGCGAAGTTTCCAATCTTTGATCCATTCCTTCACTTTATCAGGATGGAGATCATGATCTTCTGGCAAGTCACGAATGCTCTCGTGAATAGAAGTGTTCTGTGCTGGCTTTTTAGCCGCTCGCGCTTTCGCAAGACGTTCTATGGCCGCCGCACGTTGCTCTTCGGTCATAGGCTTTCGGCGCTTACGAACTTTCTTAACTGGCGGCTCTGGCTGGTTCTTCCTGTGTCTCTTCATAACTTAGATTAACCTCAACGTTATATTGTCCATTTCTTCTTAAAGCACATGCACCATCAATTGCTTCTTGCTCTGTACAGTATACACCAAGAACCTCTTTCGTGTCAATAGTCTGTAGCACTATCATTCTTTGACAAAGATTCCATCGACCATCTTTCCCTTTCGATCTTTGATGTCGTTGTATGCTTGAGCAAGACAGTCTGCTATTGTGAGTCCGTTTCTTTCGGCAATGTTAACCAGAACGACAATACAATCACCGATATCGTCAGAAACATCACGGCCTTTACACACATTATCACTGAGTTCTCCTACTTCTTGTATGAGCTTACATACTTGGTCTTTGTCTGTAGCACCATCAATTAGATTGCGGTCATGATGCCACTCTTTAATCATTTCAAGATAATCGATTGTATCTTCAGGCTCTAGCAAATAGGACATAAATCACCATGGATTGTTGTTTAAGAATGAAGTACGTATCATATCATTACGAAAATCTTCTGTCAACTGCATTACAAATATTTCTAAGCCAGCAGTTTTTGTTGTGATAATAAATTTTTTATCGGCTGATATGATAGTTGGCTTACTGAGTCGATATCGCTCATGCTCTTTATCTTTGATAATACAAGATATGTTAGAGTTTTGATGATTGCGTGTTGGCACAATAAGAACTGGATTGACTGTTTCCATCACAAGTTCATCATCGACTACAAGCGTAACACTAGTGCCAAAATTAGAAGAATGGACGCCTATTTTATTCAGCGCCCGAGTGAGTGTGCTATCAGTAATGCCTACCTGCAATTCTTCACGTATACGATCCAAATTGTCCAAGTAGACTTTCTGTATAAACGATAATTTTTTTCTTTCCTTTTGCATTATACTATTCTCTGGAAATTGTAAGACTATCGTTATTTATCTTCGCATCTTTGCTATGTCTTTTGCCGTTTCTGGATTCGTAACAGGCACAGCATTAGACTTATGCATCGTTGCTATTCCGATGATGTAATCTCCTGTGTATCTCTGTGACTCTTGTTTTGCTGTAGATTGAGATCCTGAACCTCTGAATTCCAAATTGCTTGGGATTGCTTTTGATTCTTCAAGTCGTACCATATTGTACGATTTCGTCCCTGACGACTGATCGAGCGGTTGAAATGACGGACCCTTATACTTCGCATATACTTCTCCTTTCACTTTTCGCTTCTTTCTTGGCTTGTAGCTGTTGTTTGCATAGATGATCATAATAAAGTCTCATTGTGTTGTACAGTACAATTGTAACTGATTTAGATCATCTTGTCAACCCGTCTTCCTTCTTTATCTCCTCATCAAGTGCTTGTTTTAGAAAGACTATTTTGCTGTCATTCGAATACTGCTTTTCCAACGACAGAAGATTTTTCTTGTTATTTTCTTTCGGAATAAATTGCCAGTCTTTTATCTCATCAGTCCTTTTGACAGAAAGTTTGAAGAACGGCCACCATTTCATCACAAGATCATATAAAAATTTTCGATCTATTTTCTCAGACATAAGAAACGGACTCATAATCTGATACACACCAGTAGGCAATTTTACGTCTTTGTCTTTACCCGCACTCAGCCAAGATACGTTATTTTTTGTCCATCTATATGGCCAATTCTTAGCAATTTTCTTTCTGAGTTCTAATTCTGTACAGTCAACAAATGCCTGCCAGAATCTAAAGTAAGAGTAATGAAAGTTAATATGTTCTTCCCAATGTGCATCATGTTTCCAGTTTTCTGTGTATTTCTTATCAAAATTTCTAGAGTCATATACAGGATTATTTTCAACGTCTGAATAAAGGAATGTCACGCACGGAATAAAATCTGTATCAAAAAATACTTCAGTTCCAAAATTGAACTTCATTTTGCGATTCTCTTGACCCACTGTGAGCCAAAAGCAATTGTCAACTATCATCGAATCGTTGAGCCAAGAGTCAAGTGGCTTCAAACAGAATGTAGTTGCGTCTACATACAAACCAGGATTATTATATAATATTCGATATCTTAAAAGATCACATCTTGCTTGAATAGGCTCAACATTTTTTGTTTCTTCGATGTATTCTTCCTCAACATAATTTTTCAAATTTTCATCAGAAATTAAATGTACGTCCCAGTCTGGATTTCGATATATCCATGATCTAGCACATTCCCACACGACAGCAGGTGTTTTATTTTGATTCCATCCTTGAAGCCAGATGATATAAATGTTTTTTTGCATTAATTCTTCTTTATTAGATTTGTCATCCAAAGACCAATATCAAATTCATACCATCTATTGGACAAATTGAGTCTGCGAGGATTTGCATGGTGATTATTATGTAAACTTTCACCCCACGTTAAAAATACAACCCAAGGATTATTTGTGCTTTTATTGTTCATCTTATGATCTTCATATGTTAATCCTTTAATAGGATAGTGTCCTAGCCAATTAACTATGCCACTAACTAGTACACTAAAAATACTTGCATTCAAACTTGCAAGAACATATGTACTGCCAAACATGTAACCAGTTAACAATCCAATGACTAATAAGTTTAATATAACCAGCAAAGCGTAATTTTTATGACACCACAGTGCAAACGGATCTAATTGTTTTCTCATTTTAAATAATTCTTTATGTGCGAATTCATGATTCTCTTTATAAAAAATCCAGCCAAATAATGAATACAATATTCCTTTAGTCGGTGTATGCATATCTCTTTCTGTGTCTGTATGTGCGTGATGACTTCTATTATGTATCAATGTCCACGTTACAGAGGAACCTTGCGCTCCTTGACATCCAAGATACGTCAGTATCTTTCTCATTGTATCTGTTGTTTCAAATTGTCTGTGACTTAACAGTTTATGAAATCCTATAGTAACACCATAACCACTGTACATGATTGTAAATACCGCTGTTGCTATCCATAAATGAAAACTACCATTAAACAAGCTCCAGACTAAACTTGCAAGAGCCATTGGAAAAAATATTAAATAAAATAACATGTTGATTATCCTTCTGAACTATCCCAACTCCAGTTGCAATCCATCATCACAAACTTAGAGCCAGGAACTTTTGGATTATCTATAACTGAAGTTACAGTGAACGCTTTTCTCATTCTGATCCATCTCATCATAGGGCTTTTTTCTGGTACAGTTGCGAGATAGGTATGAATTGGACGTCCTATACTATCTAAAAATTCACCGCCCTGTCTATCGTATTGTCCTGATAATATCCACTTATTGTCATCATCGTATGGAGTTGGAATAATAAAATTAAAAAATTGCTCATAGACGCCTGGATATTTCATATATCCAAAACTGACATAAGCAAGTTGATTATCCTTATGAACTTTGTAGTGGAGTGGTCCAACAACTCCATTCGGTTGAAACACTTTACTATAACCTATAGTCTTGTTGATTATAGCACTTTCGAGTCTTGCAAAAGAATCATCATACGTATGCGTTTTAATTCCGAATTCAGAACTAGCAAAAGTGTCCCAATTATAATGAACACAGTCCAAGTAGTTCCAATCCCAAAATTTTCTCAAATTAATTGTATGAAATGGATCAAATACATTGGAATAATCAATGATATCGGAGACATCAAAGAATTCTAAATTATATTCATTATTCACTAGCCATTTCTCTTATCTTGGGCTTGCTCTTTTTGTTTTTCAACGTCAATATTCGGAGGAGGTTGATGCTGTTGTTTCTGAGCAAAGATTTTGTCCCAGTTGCTTTCATATGTTTTTCTATCCACGCCAAAAGGCCTAGGCTTACTACCTTTACCTGCCATAAAATATCCTCACTTATATGCTAATACTAAAATTATTCCCAATAAAAGAATGTTAGTAAATGCGATTTCAACAGCGAGAATCGTATGATACCAAACCCATCGTGCTTGATATATTTCTTTCTCTGTTGGCTCGCCAGCTCTCTTTACTATCTCTTTATCTAGTCTATTAAAAATCATTAATCTGAACCCTCTGGGCCTCCTTTAATATACAAACCAAACCACGCGGCACCAGCACCAACAACAACAGAAATCAGACCACTCTGTTCAAGTGTCGGTGCTTCTAAGTTCATGAACCAGATTGTAGTGTAGTAGAGCAGACACATGTAAACTGTAATAAATGCTCTGCTCCATATTCTCCACTGGTCGACCATTTTTGCGAAGTGTATCCATTTCTGCCATGGATTACTATCTTTCTCATCTCTGAGGTCTCGTATCTGATCTTTCAGCGAAGAATTTTCCTGTAGTACTTGCATGAATCGATCAAGATCAAGTTGCACTTCGTTCCGAGCAAAATCTCCTCGGAACTCTCCGTGTGATAATGGTTTTATTTCTTCTTTATCTTCCGTCATCGTTATTTACTTTATACCATTGACCTGGTTCATCAAATTTCATAAAGTAAAAGTATTTGTAACCAGATCGTTTGTTCCAGTCATAAACGTCATAGTATCGATTCTCTGCGATCCATGTCGTTCTCTCGTCAGTGTAACCTGCAATTGCATGTCCTTCACCTGTCTCTGTCTCACAAACAATAAATGAAACAGAAGCGGGATCAAAGCCAGACTCAAGCATCAGTTCACACATCGTCATCGCAAAGCCGTCACAGTCATCAACAAACTTTCGGCCTTGCATGACTTCTTTTGCCTTGCTTCGCCAGTCTTCAACTACACCATAATTATCTTCATCAAACTTATATATGAATTTGCTGTGAACTTTTGTCAATAATTTATCAAGAATTTTTAATTCATTCATAGCTTATTCCTTCTTACACAGTGGAGATTCAGGCTCTCGCTGACACATTTTATTGTATGCTTCAGCTTGCACGTTTACTTTATCGCCAGTCATAGGACCAGTTGTCTCTACCATCTCTTCATTATGCGTACAGCCTAAGATAGATAGAACAAGTACCAGTAGTACTAGTCTTTTCATTTCTTATTCTCCTTTCTCTTATCTTGTAGTTTTTTCTGTTTGAACATCCTGTCGAGATGGTCTAAGTTAAGTACTGCTTTGTCGAGCGCATTCATCATCAGTGTCATATCTTCAAACAATTCTCTCTCATCGTCTCCTAGTGGAGCGATGGGATTTTTAGAATAGTATTCTATCATACCGTATTTATCATAGTAAACTTCATGTATTTGCATTGTCACAAATCCAGACGATGGTCTAACACAGACTCTATAATTCCACTTCATTTACTATCCTTTTTTATAAAAAATATGGTCATTGATTACGACTGTCTGTTGAAAAGATTTTCTCCAGAATGGAGACACACTGACAGCGTGATAAAACTCAGCACCGTCTGTAATGTCTTCATTCGGTGCAGATAAAAATTCATGAGCAAGTTGTTTTATCTCTTCATATTTATCTTTTTCATCAATGACTTCTCGCTTGCCATCACAGTACCAACTGAACTGGCATTTGTGTCGGATAGGATTACCTTTTGAATTAGTCTTGGCTTGATAGACTACACCGCAGATATCGTTTGGAAATGATTTACTTCGGACTCGATTGAGTGTGACATGAGCGACAGCCAGTTTGCCTAGGTGTGGTTCGCCTCTCGCTTCAAAATAGATGTTCGCGGCGAGGCATTCTAGTTCGTCTGGATTGATTTGCACTTCAGGCAGGCGTTGTGCTGTGACAACGATTTCGGTAAGTTCTTCTGTATTCGATTCAATTTGATTATCACATGAGACAGTGAATAATAAAAACATCAGTGGTATAAGAATTCTCATCTTCGTACCCTCCTAGTTTTAATTGTCATAATAAAATGCCACACTTTGGTAACAAGGTAGTGGCCACCCCGCGAAGATCACGCCGCTAGGCGAACGTCTCCGTAGTAACTGTCGTCATTGGCAGTTATTGCTTTGAACCCTGTTTATACAGACGGCGTTCATCGTCTGATTCTCCACATTGCTTTCAGTTGCCCGTCGATTCCGTAACGCCCCCATCATAAACACACTGGTCTTATTTTCGACACTGTACGTCCGTGCCAATGTGTTTATGGTGGAGGCGGCGGGATTCGAACCCGCGTCCGCACTTCTTATTTACAATGTTTCATCGAATAACTTTATTTATAGTCTTTGAGGCTTTCGCTCAACAAATTCATAAAGTTCAGATGCCTTCTGATTGATTTGATCAGATGTCGGCATAGGTGGTATTGCTTCTTTGAGTTGGCAACTTAAATCATACAATTTTTCATAAGCACTGTCAAACTCAGTTCCTACTTTGCCATCGATATAAGCGAGCATATTTTCTACCTGATTGTGTAACGACCAGTAAGAATTCATCAATTGCTCGTATTGATGCATTTCGAGTTCGCGTGCCATTTCGAGGACTTTAAAACGCAGTTCATATGGATTAGACATAAGTGTCTCCTTTCGTGTGTTGTGTTGTGTGTTAAACGTTATTAAACGTTATATCTATCAGCAAATCCTTCGCGAATCATAATCTGTGTTAGCATTCTTTCTGCGTCCCACACTGTATCATAGACCTTAAAGTCACCGATAATTCGGCCGTATTTGCCTTTATTACCATTGTAGTCTTTACTGACTAGAATGGCATTACTTCCTAGTGGAAGTAATCTCTCAACAAAAGCCTTAGAAGCAAGTCCTTGCTCTTTTTCTTCTAAGTCTCTTGTTCTTGTTTCTGGTGCATCAATGCCAACTAACCGAACTCGTTGATTCATAACCCAGACTTCAAAGCCTAGGTCAATGTCAACATCGACTGTATCGCCATCAACGATTCTTCTAATTACGCATCGATATTCATACATAGCTTAACCTTTCAGAAATACGGACTCTTTTAGAGCAATTTTAATTTCTTGTAGTGACAGACCAAGCATTTGAAGTTCTCTTTTTGCCAAATCTTCGCTCAACTCAAAGTTCTTATACTGCTCGACAATTTGCTGAACTTGAATGTCTGCCATCAATGTTCTTTCGATATCAGTCATCATCGTCTCCTAGATAAACATCTCCTAAGCTTGGAACACAATCATCAGCAAACGAAATATCAATCTCTTTGCCTCTTTGATGATATTCCTTACAAACTTTTTCGAAGGTCTTGAAAAGTTTATCGAATTTCACATCGTAAACTTCTTTGATCCCAAGATATTTATTCATAAGCGCATCACACAATTTAGCATCCATGCTTTCCCACATGGAGTCATCTACAAACCATGTGGTCACAGTATCGATATCATCGACCACATGCCAGCATTGCATGATTTCTTGCTCTAAGTCAAAGATTGGATTATCCATCATTCTGCCTCATATGAAATTACAGAGTCCCAACGAAAAGACCGCCACTCATCTAGATCAACTTCGTACACAGGCTGTACATCAATGCTATGTACTCGATCGGTATTCTTCGGCAACTTATCAGCGGGAATCAAATCTCTGTTAAGTGTTCCAGTCACAGTACGCTCGGTGCCGTCTTTCTTTGTGAAAGTAATACGACAGAGTCCGCTTGACAAATATGATGTTACTTCATCACGATTCACTTCCATACTATTCTCCAATTACATGTTGATAAATTTCTTTCCAAGTTCTAACTTTTACCGCATCACCACTATAATCAGTGTTGTGATCATGTAGCATCAAAAAACTATTCAATCCCATTGATGAGCCAACATCAGCATTTTCTGGCTTGTCTTCAACCCAGTAGCATTCTGTTCCCTTATACTTCGACAGTGCTTCGTCTTTGTCAGCACCTGTGTCTAGATATATGTATGTTTCAAACACAGTAGGACCGAAGATTTCACACAAGTTCTTCGTTCGAAGATGTTGTGCATACTCATCATTGGTCATCGAAGTGATTACGTGAAAAACATAGCCATGCTCTTCGTGCAATTTTCGCACATACTTAATTGCATCACGGAGCGGTGGCAACTTTCGAATCGTTGCGCTTTCATTGAACATACGAACTAGTCTTTCTTTTACAACAGTTCCTAAATCATATTTCTTTGCAATGTTATATGTTTCAGGCACTTGAATTCGATAACCATGTCGTGCCATCCATCGATCAAACGCATAAGACCAGTCGAGTAGAACACCATCACAATCTGTTAATATCACTTTTTCTTTCATCATTACCTCGCTACTAGTCTTATAGTATAACCAATATAGCGTCTATTGTCAAGTGGATAAGACAATTCCTGAAGTTGCTTGAACCCAGCCATCAGCAACTTCTTTTGCAGTCGCGACAACTGCGACTACCTGCGCTTTCTGTATATCTACATCATGCGCTTTAGGGTCAGCAGACATACAGATTCCAGGAGCGAAGCCCATGCCCTGTTGAGTCTGCATTAGCATCCGAGGTCTTTCTATTGTGAAGACAGTCTCACTTTCACCTTTCAGTCTGCCCACTACTTCGCCGAGCGGTGTTAACACCGTAACAATATCATTCTGATTCATTTAATTTCCTCAAGTTATCAGCCATCTTGGCAAATGATTCTTCTGGCATCATATTTTCCATCACAAATATGGCCAATTTAAAGCCCTCTTTTTTTCCGACAAAATAGCCGAATAAAAATCCTAGACAAGTTAGTCCTAATACTACAAAGTCACTAGGCGACATTTAATTTTCCTTTTTTCAGTTTACGATTCATTATCTTACGTTTTCGTTTTGCATTGTCCAGATGTATCTTGTTTGCAACATCAGTGAAGACAACACCGTTAAGATGATCAAGTTCATGCAGAAAGGCACGAGCAGTCATGCCGACAAGTTTCTTTGTCTCAGTCTCACCCAGTTCATTCTCATACCGAACTCTAACACCCTGTGGTCTCTTTATTTTAACAAATAACATAGGAAAAGACAAGCATCCTTCTTCTAAAAGAATTTCATCTCTTGATTCGTCAACAATTCTTGGATTGAAACAGACCATGCAAGGATCGCCGTACAGTATGAATGCACGAGCGCGAATGCCTATTTGATTTGCAGAGACACCAAGGGCTTTGGTGTCTTCGATTACTTCGAACAACTGCTTTGCTAGACCAATCGGATCAGCGCCCTCAGCACCAAAATCATATCTAGGCATCTCTTCTCTGAGGATTGGATCATCCTCTGGGACTAGTTTATACATTTATATTTCCTCATCAATAACATCGACAATCGGTTTCTTATTCGTGCCGTAGTATTTAGCACCCTTACAGCGGTATGCAATCTTGCCGACACGGATTTCTTTGATACTGCCACACGAGTAGAGACCAACTTCAGTGTCACGAGGAATTTTTTCGTCATTAATTAAAATGTTGGCCAGCAGATCGAAACGAATCAATTTGTTGCTAGTCAATACTTCTTCAAGAGTCACGGTATCAACATAAGATACTTGACGTTCCCAGACTTGAATTTGCTCACCCATGTTATCGACAAACACATTCGCCAGATCAAAGCCAGCAACCAGTCGCTGTCCGAGAATGCCCGTAGTTGCCTGTGCTTTATAGCCCATATCCGTACTCCTTCATAAGATCACTGTATTCGTTTGCTTCGAGCATATCGATAACATCGTCAGAACTCATGTACTTGAGGCACATCAGTGCGATGTCTTCGAATGAGACATAGCCTTCGTCTGCCATCTCCATGGCAAAACAACGACCGTCAAACTTGATTAACTTTCCCATTATATACTCCTGTCAAGTTCTGAAACACTGTCGATTAGTTGACGGGCGTATGACTCACTAATGCCATAATCCCTCACCAGTATCTCAATTGATTTACTAATAGAATAGCCATTGTCGATCAACTCACACGCGGCGAAATAAAGACGACCAGATGCGCTCATTATGCTACCTCCCGTACCTTACAGTATTCTTCCGTCAGACGGACGATTTCAAGAGTGGCAACACCACTAGGGTTAGAAGATGACGGAACACCCGTCACCACAACTGACTCGCCAACGGCGAGACCAGCGGCGTAGAAATTTTGGGTAACACAGTCATAAGATAAAGTCATTACAGAACTCCTGCTTCGCGCATTTCATTTTCAATAGAGGCGTGTTTCTTTGCGTTCTGGTACAGACCCCAGATAAGCATACGCCCTTTTCGTGACAACGGGAACGTTGAACCAGCACGGTTCAGTCGATAGTAGTTATCCTCACAGCAACATTCACGGAGACGGATAACTTCCTCGACAGCATATTGCTTAGTCATGCCAACACTTTTCAGTGAAAAGTCACGAGTAAGAAAACCAATAGCAATTTTTTCAAAACGTTCAAAAATCATAATCACCTCTCAACTCAATCAACAAAACAATTATCTCACAACCAGCCATCGATGTCTATGAAATATTCACACTTTCTTAGACTTTTTTGTTATATCAATAATCTAACTCATAACCTTTTTCAAACGCGGTGATGAAAACCTGGCCAGTCGCTAGGAAATGTTCGTCATCTAGGTAACGGATTTCGAAGACAAATTGGTCATCTTGAATCCCTAGGAATTCAGAGGACACGTATTCATCATAGTAACCAGTGTCGCGGGCAACTCGCTCTAAATCTGCAACAGTGAAGTCCATCACTTCACGGATTTGCTTCGCATCAATCATCATGCTACTCCTAGAATTATACCGATACGCTTTTCTTTGTTGACATTCACGGTGACTGAATCACCGACTCGGCGAGTCTCGCCTTTCACATCAAGGTACTTCAGAGTCTCCACGACTCGCTTTCCGTACTTACGGAACTCAACTTGATAATCATTCCAAACATATTCTAACATTAATCTTCCTCTTTTTTAAAACCAAATGGAGAGACGGCGAAGCAAGTCTTGCCAAGCACTAGTCGATCACCAACTGAGGTGGATCGAAGACCCATGACTTGACCAGTTCGCTTACTGATCGGCAGATCAGCCATCACAGTAACATCTTCGGAGAAGTCACCGTTGGCGACCATCTCGCCATCGAACTCGAACTCTGCTTCACGAGACCAAGAACCGCGAAGGTTCTGAGTGCGCTCATAAGCATACTCAAGGGCATCATCAACAGACAGTGAATCAGGCGCATCGACAAAAGCAACCAAACGACTGGACTCTTCGAACGCACGGTGGATAACAGCAACTTTCATAAACATCTCTCTCTCATCAAATTACAGAGTAATTATCTCATGGGTAGCCGAAAAATGCAAGCGCCAAGTCATTGATTTCCAACGACTTTTTTGACGCTTGTAAGTGATTGATTTTATTAGAGTTTTTTTAGAAGAAAATTGAAGTTTTTTTAGAATATTTTGTTATAAGGAGAGATGTTCTTAGAACCTACAGTTCATTAGATCATTGAAGGTACTGTGCCATATTTCAGAGTACTGGCAAGATTGAGTCTCTGGATAGCACGGTGCACCATTAGTGTAGTGTAGCATCTTTGGCTTTTCATCTGTCTGATTTTCGTTCTCTACCAGATAATTCCAGGACAACGGAATGTCACCTATCAAGTCACTTTGTGTCCACTTGAACTGGTGCAAGTCTAGACCAGGAGCAGTGTTCACATAGTCGAGTGTCAGACTCTTACACTTGGGATTGTTGAATAGCATCAGACTCGACCAGTTCTTATAGTTGTATGCCGTTTGTTTTCTCCCACGAAATTTTTTATCGCTCTTGACTACCTGATTATGCTTCACGCACATCACAGCATATTGATCATCACACAATTCAAACAGCGCCGCAGGATCTTCTTGGAAGATTACATCATTGTCCACAAATAGAGTCCAGCCTTCATAGTCATACAAGTAAGGCACAAGAAATCTTGAGTTACTAAACTGTGTGCTATCGAATTCACCACGAGGACGTTTCCATATTTCTTGCATGTTCATTTGATTCAGCAAGTGAAACTTGATGGGCTTTGAACTTTTTTCTAGAAGACTATGCATCGCCGTATGCGCTAGAACTGGCACAGTTGTGTCATATCCTATTACGATATTAAGCATTAGAATTTTCCAAATTTTGTTTTAGATATTTTTTCTTTTGACAAGTCAGAAATAATTTCCCATTTGAGAAGACCAGCATCGATCCAATTCTGTACATAGCCAATTTCTTTATCGTGATAATGCGGATGTATCTGCATAGCCATCAACGGCATATGCCACGATTTAGGAAGCATAAGATGATATCTTGGATCTGGATTAGGATTTTTCGTATACTTAACAAAAAAGTCAAATCCATAAATTGTAAGACTCTTATACGTTTCAACTTCTTCAACAAGATATTTTATTGCATTCAGTCCCATTGATGGCCTAACAGAATCCCATTCGCCAGAAACAGAGCCAAAACTTTTCATCCAGTTCTTGTTTTCTTCATGTGTGAACATATCATAAGCAATACCTGATTCTTTGATATTGTCAGGCATTTCTTCTTCACGATCAAAGTTTCTTTTACTTCTAGAATATAAAATCAGACTTGTTGTTTTGAAAGCATTTCGTTGTTTATCACCATAAATCTTAGACCTGAGATCACCAGTAAACCACACATCTGTTCTACTGCCAATCGCAGGCTTAAATTCATCATCAATTAAGATACCTTTACCACAACGGCAAACCAGATCGAACGATTCGATCCAGTCGCCTTTTTCTTGTGTCATTACTTCTACCGAATTGCCAAGCAATACGACATCTTTGTCCGCGAAGTACTCACGGATCAAGTCATTTTTCATAGATTAATCTACGACAGTTGGTTTAAAAGGCTTGACGACATCGTTGCCATCGATACCCATTTGGCGCCAGATGTTCTTGATTTTTGAATTGGCTTCACAGAATGTAAGAATGTTATTGAGACTGAAGTAACAGTATTCTGGATACTCTTCAGCAGTTGCACTTACACTCGTTGCCAAGATAGGACCATTTTCAGTGTTAACGAATAGTCTTGGATTGTACATCTTGATGATGCCGTCTTCGATTGATTCGACTCTTCCAATCATATCGCCACTGAATGTTACCATTGAGACCACTTTACCTACATACTCTTGCATAATTTACTCCAATTACCAGTTAATTCCTTTCGGTGTATATTGACGAATTTTCGCTTTGATATCATTCGACAATTCTGCTTGACTCAAGGCTTTTTTGCCTCTACGCTTTATATATGTGTAGTTGGCCTTCTTAATGTATTGACCACCTTTATCACTCTTGACTAGTTCAGCATCTATCCTGAATGCATTGAATGCGAAAACAATTTCACCGTCCATGTATCTCTGAAGACCTTTGCCCATATTGATGATATCGCCCATCGTCTGTGATACTCCGCGGTGTGTGTTCACCAGAATCTCTTCTGGAACAGTTCTGTCGCGCTCTTTGTTTTGTTTCTTGGCGATTTCAATATCATTTACAACCCACACGATATGGATATCTTTGGCATCATAGCCTATTGCTTGAACAGACCTTGACAAGTTTTCTAGTTTACGTAAGTCTTTCAGAGTAACGTCAAAGATAATGTTAGGCTTACGATCGGCTGGCGCTCGAAGTACCGTTTTATACAATGTCTTTGTACGTCTATCACTGATACCAAGTCCATCAATAATTTCATGGAGTCTTGATACGTTTTCTGGTTTCTTTAGATCAGCCGCTAGTTTTGTGAGGTCATCACCGAACTCTTTCTTCACGCGATCTTGTAGCAGTTTAGATTTTGAAGCCAGTGTTTTAAGAGCATCAACATCAAATACATATCCTTCTGCACCAACAAGATTGCTAAGAACAAATCCTTTACCCGATCCAGCTCCGCCCGCCATGATAATGACGTTGTTGAATTTGGGATACGCTTTACCTCCGAAGGTGATCAGCGCCTCACACAATTCTTCTATTTGAGTTTTATCGTGAAAGTCTTGAAATCCTAGCATTTTCATTATCCTATGAAACTGGTCCAGTATAATTATCGATGAGCTTTAGCCCATAGTTATTTATACCTTTCTTCACTGTAACACCAGATTTAAACTTTAATTCATTTGCTTTAAATGGATCATAGTTGACATGGTGATGCCAGCGGCCGTAGCGCCAAACGAGCGTGGCAACGTCTGGATGCATGTCTACAAGCATCTGTGACTTCGCAATCGTACCAGAAGTATTGTATCGTTCTCTGGTCTCAACTAAATCTTCTGCTTTGATTGCTTCACCAGTTTCAGGATCATAACCAATTTCTTTGTGATAAAATTCTTCAGTGTTGCCACCTTTAAGTGTCTGTGTCGCGGCTTTACCTTGCAGAAAAGCATTGAACTGTACTGTACAGTCACCGTCTTTCAATACACGCAAACAAATATCAGTATCTTCATTGTAACGTCCACGCCAACGATGCTTGCAGTCATTGCGAATCAACAAGCAAGAATAGATTCGAGTGTTCGCTACAAATGGCGGATACTTCTGATTTGGTGCGCAGAAGAAACGATATTGTGGACCAGCAATCATCACATTCTCATATCGATCAACAAAGTCTTCCATGATCTTAAAGCATACACCACTGCCGACACGTATACGAACATTCTGGTGAAGTCGATAGAAGTCTTGAATGTTGTCATCGAGTACCCAGTGGCTTGTTGCGCCGATACTGATAGAGTGATCCCAGCACCAGTTTCTCGCACGACCAGGACCATCACCATGATTACTGAAAGGAGCAATCAGTAAAGTAACATAGTCTCGAATGCCGAAGTTATCCAGTGCTTTCTCATAGTTCTCTTCGTCTTGTGGTTCAATCGCGATGTAGTGTGGTACTTTCATGCGCGCCAAAGACTTAGAGGTAAACATGCTTTCATGTCTACCTTTAGAAATAATATAAACAGGATACTTAGGATTAGTCATCTATTCTGCTCCATATCACAGGCTTGTTATTCCACATCTTACACTCGGCTTGTATATATCCCTGTGATTTCATAAATGTATTGAAAATTTTTGACATATTTTTTTGATCAACAATCGAGTGACCGTGTTCGTACTGTCTAAAGTGACCGATAGACCATGTATTGAACGCATTAGCAATGATAAAGTATTTCGGCGATACTGCATCAATTATTTCTTTCACATGTTCAACTGGATTGTAAATATGTTCGAAATACTCAGAAGCAAAAACAAAATCTACATCGTGCTTCACATCATGGATAGATTCGATCAAATTGAAATCCATTCTTTCTGACATTATTTCACAGAATTTCCACTGCTTTGTATCTTTAAGATTGATAGCATAAGCATTAGCATTGGGAAAGATTTCTTTCAACGTGCAAGTACTATAACTGATACCACAGCCGATGTCAACAAAAGACTTGGTATCTTTTAGCACTTCATACATCGATCCGCCATAGGGAAGAGATGGCTTCATGAGTCTTCTAATATACTGTCTACTATATCCTACAAAGCAATTAAAGATATCAACAAAATAATAATCGTCATCATACACTTTAAATGCTTCGTCTAAGTTTCCAGCATCGAGGTGTTCGTACCAACGCTCGGTCAGTTCCGTGAACAGCGAGTTATCTTTCCGAATTCTTCTGGCTTTCTCTAGATCAATGTCAAACAGTGAACTATAATCTCTCAAAAAATATTCATATAATGCAATAGGCTTCTCTGTTAGAAAACTATTCATCATCTTCGATCCATCTCAACAAAGAATTTTTAGTGATCTCAAGTTTAGGATACCAGATAGATTTAGTTCGATCAGTGATATTCTGCTCTACTAGTTTAGCGAACGCATCATAGTCTTCTTTCGTTCGGAAATGGACACTGATAGTCTTATACGTTTTATTTTCTTCTTGATCAAACTCTGGCATATCTTGCCAATGTTTCTCCCAAGAGTTCTTAGGAGTTTCTATTTGAACATCAAAGAAATCTTCAAGAGTCGCTTGCTCTACTTTTTCTTTCTTGCCAACAAAGTTATCATAAGAACCAGATTCTTTTACATCTGACATAGTACTCTCCACTACAATTATTCATCATATGATACCACAACGGCATCTGACTTGTCAACAAAATTTATATAGCCAGCAGGTTCGCGTGAACGATATTCCCAATGATCACCTTCATCGCCTAGAAACGGCACAGTCTGACCAATCAAGTGGGAGTACCATTTGCTTTGATCCTTGCAAGTCTGTATCAGTAACATCTGTTTCATTTTCCACAATCTCCTGCCATTTTGGATTCTTCGCAAAAAACTGTATAGTCAATCCTACTTCTCTACCATGCGCTTCTATCTCCCAAGGATAATCATAGTAGTCAACTGAATTGAGTTTAATTTTCTGTGAATGCCACTTGTAAGTCATCGTTTTGCAACCGCGAATCAATTGCTTCATCTCGCCTTTGCACCACTGCTTCATGTGAACCAACTCATGCATCATTGTACGAAGAAACGTCTCCAAGTCGAGTGTGTTATCGATTCGAATCAGAAATTCAACAGGCGTTCCGCCATCTTCATTCTCCTCGTAATCACAGTCGGCATAGATATTTTCCTTCTGTAAGAGATTTTCAATGCCTTGCACCTTGATAGTAATCTCTCTTTTTTGTCTTGATAAAAATTTATCGACACAGAAGTCGATTGCGTCAAAAGCGATTCGTTTCTGATTCAATGTCAACTGGCTGTGTCGTTTTTTAGTCATGTCTTTTCCAAGATGTTCACAAGTCTAGATATTATTATACACGTTTTCTGGCGTAGTTGCAACATATGGATCATAAGGACAGTTGTTCATCATGCCATCTTCGACAAACAGATGCTCAACAAACAGATTATCAATGAGTGCTACGTATCGCCATGAACGACCACCGAATCCAAGATTGCGCTTATCGACAAGCATACCCATGCCTTCTGTGAATTCAGCATTGCCATCAGGCAACATCTTAATTTCTTTCACGCCGAGATGCTGTGACCACTGATACATTACGAATGCATCATTGACTGATACGCACCAGATTTCATCGACACCTTTGTCATAGAACTTCTGCGCCATCTCTTCGAAGCCAGGGACCTGACTGTTTGAGCATGTAGGAGTAAATGCTCCTGGCAGACTGATCAGAAGAATTTTCTTCCCAGCAAAAAGTTCTTTGGTCGTTTTGTAATCCCAGCGAAAAGGATTGTCGCCTTCAATACTATCATCACGCACACGCATACGAAACATCGCGTCTGGTAGAATCTGAACATCAGGTTCAGGCAAATCATCAAAATAAGTCATTCTATACTCCTTGTTGTTTAGATTGGCCTCCCGAGTAGGACTCGAACCTACAACCTACAGCTTAGAAGGCTGTTGCACTATCCGATTGTGCTATCGGGAGATGTTCGGTGAGAATTAAACTCTCTTTTCCAAGATCGCGATCTCAGCATCTTTACGTGCCTGCCAAGCATCCTGCGTTCGATCATTCTTCTCAAAGAACTTTGAGTTCTTCAAATTCTGTAGCGCAACTGCTCGCCGTGCAGTCTCGTTGTTTTTACGCCATGCTCTAGCCATACTATATCTCCTTAATTGGCTCCGCGTGGTGGGCTCGAACCACCGACCCAGTGATTAACAGTCACTTGCTCTACCTACTGAGCTAACGCGGATTTACTCTTCTACACTCTTACCGTTAACATAAATGGTACTATCAAACATTGTATATTGATTTTTGTTCGTTGTCAACTTATATCCATTAAAGCTAACAACTTTCTCGTTTGTCTCTCGCTCAATCGCTGTCTTCAGATCGCCAAGGCAGTTGTATCTTTTTTTCAATATATTCTTCGATTGTTTCATCAGCATCTACTCTGTAGTCTTCAAAAAAGTTACCGTACAATGGATCAACATAGTAATCCGTCTCGATAGGCCAATCAGTATAATTTTTGTTCAAAAAATCTTTCTTGTAATTATAACTGATATTGTCTCTCATTGCAATGGACGGTAGTCTAGAAGACATAATTTTTTCATCTTCTTCATTCCATCTAAGTGTCGATAGCAATTTTTTATTTCTGCGAATACAATCATTAGTGTGCCAGTCGAAGCCGCAATCGAAGTTGAAATCGTAATCTCTAGGATCACCACTCTGAAAATGCCTAGGTCGCCTCTTCTTTTCTGAGTGTGAGAAAGTCTTTATGTGCATGTAAAAATCTCTCGAACGTATCGAGTATCCTGTCATGTTTTCAGATAGAGCCTCGTACTTCAATCTGAGATTTCTATGTACGTCTTCTAGCGTATATACTTCCTCGACATACTTATGCTCGGCAGACTTTTTTGTTTCGATTGCAATTCGATCAACATCATATATGTATTTCAAGTATCTGTGGCTCTGTGAAATCTTATCCAGTTTATCGAAGTCTAGAAACGACTCATATAGACTCTTGTACCACTCTTTAGTCCACCACAACTCGGCCGCTTGATCTTTATACGAGTACAAGAAATCTGTATACTCGTAATGGTAAAAATCTGCTGGATGACGCTCGATGATTTTTGACATTTTTTCATAACTGCCTGTCCACAGAAAGTCATCGCCATCAACAGGTATCAGATGTGTGTAGTCAGAGTTAAGAAAATATTCCAATACAAAATTCTTACCTCGTCCTGGGGAACCTCTCAACCGTGAGTCTGATACAACTACCTTGTAATACTTCGAGTAAGTATCAACTACCCACTGCTTATAATTCTCATCCCATGTGTCAACAAAGATTGTAAGTTCTGGGATATATCCCATCTGCTTCATTGATATCTGAAGACTCTCTGGATGCTCTGAAGTTAAGATAGCGGGCAGTATTTTCATTTGCCGAATAGTTCTACTATATCAGGTCCAAACGTAGCAATACCGCCACCGAATCCAATGAATGCTACTAGTGAGATTATTAATAGTTTTGTACTGAAATCTTCTGTCTGTAGTTTAACACCAAACAATTCATTGCCCAGTACTCTAACGCTCATTTCAAATGTTGATTTATCAGTTTCCATCTTTACGTCCTGGATTCCATATGTCGTTTTGTCTCATGGCAAATGTTGTGTCTTCATAAGAAAAATCTCTGTGGTGAACTCTTCGAATGATGTTGAGTTCTACGACTGCATGAAAAGGGAACCCTTGCCTACCTGATCTATCTGTACTTACACTGTACTCAATGAGTGATTGAAGATATTCCATGCACTCTCTACTACCCCATAACAATAAAAGTTTCTCTTTGATATGAGGAAACTGTTCGTCAATAATACTGTCGGCCGAGCCTCTCTCTATACCAATTTCTGGAACTAATTCAAAAAGTGTTTTTGGTTGTTTCGTTAAGAATGGTGCCGCCACAAGGATTCGAACCCTGGACCTACTGATTACAAGTCAGTTGCTCTACCAACTGAGCTATAGCGGCTTTGGAGCGGGTAACGAGGGTCGAACTCGTGACCTTCTGCTTGGCAAGCAGACGCTCTACCAACTGAGCTACACCCGCAAAAGAAAAGGACAGCATTGCACTGTCCTTTCTTAAAAGTCTATGAGACTTAGACAGCGACATTGCTTTGCGCAAGTGCCCGATAGCCAGCGGCGATCACTGCACGAGACGCAGTGCCAAGACGATAACGTGCCGCACGAACGCGACCGCGGTTGTCTTTAGATCCGCTGTTGAGGTAGATAGGAAATCCACTCATACGCAGATCACTAACGAGGGCAGTTGGATTAGCAACACCAAAACGAGACTGAATCTGCTTTACAGTCAGAGTTTCACCACTTTGAAATGCTTCCAATACACGTTGCTTATTACTCATACTATATCTCCATAGTTTAGAAAGTTAAACAGAGAGTCATTTCTCACTCTCTTATACACAGTTTACTTGGAAGTTCTGAAGAAGTCAAGCACTTTCTCAAGTTTTTTTGTGAACTTTTCACACTTCTCTAAGTCACTGTATTTACACATATTAACAGGCTACAGAGCCAATGTCAATAGGCTTTCTTGTTTCCAATGTTGTATTTTGTCACAAGTTCCCAGTCTTTCTTTTCTTTGTGGGAAATAATCTTGATCTGACTCATTGGACAGGTCTCTTCGTCATCGATCTCGGTGACTAGCTTCACCAGACTCCACTCTTGAAGCAACCGCGCAATAGTGTTTCTTCTATGGCGATCTTCATCGCCGAAGTTGGTGCTTTTGCCGTCAAGTGCAAAGAGTTCTTTGAAGTGTACGATATAGTACTTACCACGTTTATGAAGGATGTGGCACGACTGATAAAGTTTTCTCTCCTTAGGAGATGCAATGCCGATGCGCGTCAGCGTCTCTCGGACTTTCAAGAAATCATCTTCCTTGTCAAGAATGATCTCGACAAAGGTATCAATTAAGTTTTCCATGGTTAACCACCCTTCTGTAGGTTCTCTTTTATAATTGTTATTTGCTCATCAGAAAGAACAGGTAACGTTTGAAGGGCTTTTGCATTACTATAACCATAGTATTCTTTTATCGCCTCAATATCATCGTTCTGCTCTTTTTTGAACCACTTCGAAAATCTCTTACGTGGTCTAATTATATTTAGCAAAAACTCATATTGAAGTTTTTTATCCAAATGAGTGAAACGATTCATCTCATTCGCCATAAAGATAGTGTCTTGAAAATAAGATAGTCCGCGATTGACTAGGAAGGCAGGATATTCTTTCTCAGCGATCTCATCATTTTCGCTGTCGCGCATCATGTTGTTTTTTGTGCTGTTGATACTGTTAAGATAGTCAAATGGATTCATTATCTGGCCTCAATTCTCTACTACGTTCCTCAATCACTTCCATTAGTTTAGCACATTCATCACACACAGTAAAGTCAATATACTCATCGCCACAGTCTATGCGTATGGTATGCGGCTGTGAACTAACCTCGTTTCTACATTGTGGTACTTCGCATTCCATTGCCATATCCTCGCTTGTAGTTTGACACAGTGTGTCGCGTCAATGCCGCAATCTCTTCTCTTGAGAGATCAGCGACATGCTTTAGCGCGGCTTGCTCTATTCTGAAACCAACTTTCTTCTTGCCATCTTTAGTTGTGTATCGTTCAAAGACTGGCGCTTCTTTGAGTGGTCTTGCGAAAAGAATCTTGCCTGCATGTTTATAATCTGGCCGCATCACTGGTGGCGCAAGAACGAAAAACAGATAGTCAACATTCATGCACTTCTTGAGTTGTCTCTCGCCGAATGATATCATATCTTTTAAGACATACGGCTGTTCTGTTTTGACTTCGACCGTATATGTCGTATCATCTTTTGTTGCTAGAAAATCTTTCTCGCTGTCAAACTGATCAAAAGAATCTTTCACCGTAAAGCCAGCTTCGACTAGCAGATTACGAATAATCGCTTCACCAGTCTTGCCTAGCATTTGTATTTCCATATCTTTTTGTTTCATAATATAAATCTCACATGGTTAGATAATTAACGCTCTCAGTGCTAAGTGAACCACCAAAGACATAGAAAGAGTCATGGTGATATTTGTCCATCTCATAGTAGCCTATCGACTTCATGTAGTCATCAACTGGCTTCTCTGTGCCAATTCTAGTCTCAAGACATATCACTGGCTTGTATTTCTCGATTGTATTCTTTGCACCACGGAGTGCGGCGAGTTCAAAGCCTTCTACATCCAACTGCATGAAACTACAGTCATCTAGACATAGAGAATCAATCGTGAGCATAGGATACTTATTACCAGCGACTACGTTATTCATGCCTACGTTATGCGAGCAGAATCGATTGACATCAATCAGACCAAACGTTTCACCGACAGCCGCTTGCAACTTGACGATGTTGTCTTTCTGACAGTTGTTAACGAGACAGTGAAAACTCATAGGATCAGGCTCGAATGTATAGACACGCTCAAACATGTCACTCAGCAATCGTGGATACATTCCTTGCAGTCCACCTGCTTGTACCACAACACCAAACTTTTTGACATGCTTTTGTATCAAGCCTTTGATTGCATTCTGCCAGTCTTCTTTAGGCCAACGATAGCCTTCCCAGTCTTCTGCAATCCATAGCCACTGTTCTACATCATCGACTTGCTCTTTAATGATGTGTAGAAGCTCTGAATAGCCTTTCATTGAGTTCTAGAAACTAAGAGATCATATGCGGCATCGTGCATTTCTTTTGCTTCACTATATCGCTTGACCTGTGACTCTACAGCTTCAACGATATCTGGATGTTCACCGATACCTACAGCAGATTTGCCATATACATCAATGTTCAAACTCGCCGCTTGCATCTCTGCATTGTATTTGTCGATTAGATTTTCTAGAATTTTAATATCCATGATATTCTCCTCACTTAAATTCACAGTTCGCCATGACCTCGGTCAGACAGGCAGTAGTGTTGATTTCTTGGTCAGCGACAAACGCAGACTTGTATTGATAGTCAGCAAGAATCAATACGAGTTGAGGTATGCTCGCTGGCTGTAAAAATTCTGAACACTTATTATATATCTGACGAAAAAGTGATACTGCATCTGTATCAGTGTTCATCGCGATCCACTTTCGTATAGCAGTGAAATCTTTCTGTTTCAGACTCTTCACAAGTTCATTGATTGAAATGTCTTGGAAATTTGCTAGGATGCCAGTGTCAATCTTACCACTAGCAGAGTATCGTTGCAGTTCATTGAGAATACGGCGATTGTCTGGAAAATGTTTGTTGATGATTTCAACAATGACTTGCTTGTCATACTCAATGTTTTCTTGGTCAAGTATGTTGCAGGTACGTTTAAACATCTGTGCCGCACACTTGACCTTATCTTCACCAGACAGCTTGAATTCAATCACAGAACATCGTGAGTGTAGTGGCTCAATGATTCGATTCTTAAAGTTACAAGTCAGAATGAATCCACAGTTGCTAGAGAATTCTTCCATGAAGTTTCTCAGTGCGGGCTGTGTTGACTGAGGGTTCAGATAATCTGCCTCATCTAGAATGACATACTTGCGACCACCCATGAGCGACATGGACGATGCAAAAGTCATGATTTGATTTCTAAGTGTGTCAATGTTTCTATCAAGAGAACCGTTCACCACGATATAATCGCAGTTGAGTTCTTCGAGCATTGCTTTGGCAATCGTAGTCTTACCGACACCAGCAGTGCCAGATAAAATCATATTAGGGATATTTTCTTGATCTACGAATTGTTGGAAGGTAGCTTTAAGCTCAGGCGGTAGAATAGTGTCCTTTACTTTGGCAGGACGATACTTTTCTACCCACAGGAATTCTTCGCGCATAACATAATCTCCATAATGTATTAAATTCATGAGTAGCCCCGATGACGCCCTTCGCTCTCATGACAAACACTCTCCCAAGTGCTTCCCATATAACCATTACAACGTAGAATTCTTTTCGATTGCTACCCAGTATTCTACGTCAGAACCCTTGAAGTGTGAGATACCAGCACCACCCTTCGAGTAGATTGATACATCATAGTCTTGGCTGATCAACTTCAAGTTATCAATTTTGAACACAGCACAGAACTCTTGATCAGTCTCACCGACTACAACATCATATTTATCAGATGTTGTATTTTTAGTGTCAGTGCCTCGAAGAATAATCTTACCATCTTCACCAACAATTGTCAACTCAGGAAAGTCCATGATACCAATTGCTCGGCGCACTTCTTCCAGATTTGATTCGGTAATCTTCATCGACACCACTGATCCATCGAAAGCTGGATCTTTTTGCGGCGGTGACACAACTAGATCAGTCGGCGCACACGTAAATGTAACCACTCGTCCGTCAGCAAAAATCTTGAGTTTCTTCTCTTCAATCTCAAACGTTGGATCTGCAAAGCCACGGAACGTTGAGAGAATGCCAAGAAATCTAGACAGATCATAGATTGCAAACTGTGTCTCTACCTCGTGATTTAGTCTCGCTTTCGCAATGACTGTTTTCGTTGGCGAGATTGTCCTAAGAACATCACCCTCATTAAAAACAATCGAAGGATTGATTTGAGAAAAATTCTGTAACACTTCAATTGAACGATCATTGAGATTCATTATATACTTCTCCTATTTCTTTTTACCAAGTTCTTTAGCGTCTGCGGTGGCCGCGGCTCCAACAGATGCTAAATGCGCTAATGATCCACCAAAGATATAACTGCCTACGTGCTTCAGTTCCATCCAAGGACATAACCAAACTTTCATACCCATTCTCTGTACATTATAGCAGAACATATAGTCTTCTGACAAGTACCTATTTGAATATTCTTTTGTATGAATTCCTGTAGTTTTATCTGACAAAAATTCTACCACATCATCTCGTGATGCATCAGGATTCTGATCATAGAACGCATTGATTTCATTCATAAGATTCTGTGACTTGTCATCAATCAGCGCATCAAAATATGCCATGATCTCACGACTGCCATCGAAGTTAGCCGTTCGAACATGATCTGGGCGATACTTGAACTGAGGATATGCTTCATCGTATTTGTGAAACACTTCTTTCTGAATCATCATGAAACCAGTGCCGCCTTCGAGTACCTGACATGGCTCGCCGATCTTAATCGCGCCATCTTTATCAGTGCGTAAAGGATTAAATACATAGTCGCCTACGAAGTTCTCAAGTACATTAGGATCTTCGTCAGCAACACCCTTATCGACTGCTCGCTTGATCTTTTCCCATGAGATAGTCTTCTTAGGATAAGGACCACAGAGAACGTGATAGTCTGGATTCTGACAAGACATACCTAACATCGCAACAACATCTTCAGCTTTGAAACCAATGTCAGCATCAATAAACATCAAGTGAGTACAGTCCGAGCGCATGAATTCGTCTACACAGTAATTTCTTGCTCTCGTAATTAATGATTCATTGAACAAGAAATAGAACTGAAGAGGAACTTGGTACTTAGCCAAGAGACCAGTTAGATCAGCAATAGACTTCGTGAACATACCAGCACACTGACCGCCATACATCGGAACAGCGAGAAACAGTTTACACTGTCTCAATTCTTCCATTTTAATTGTTAATTCCATAGTGTTTCCTCTAAGTTTTCAATACTATAACAGATGTTGTCATGGTTGTCAAGCAAATTTTGGAGTGAAGTCATACCAGTTCCTGTCGATAGCGCCCTGATTTTCAGCGACTTGTACTGAGATTGAGATTCTAGGCCCAATCGAATGCGCCCTGTGAAATATTCCTTTAGGCAAATAGAGAACGTCACCTTCAGATAATACCTCATCAATGAAAGGCTCATGCTTCGATTCTTCTTCTTCAGTCATTATGTTCTTTTTGCCATTGGTAAAAATTGGATAAACTTTCCAATGAACTTTTCCAATACTGTGAATTATGAAGTTATCCAAACCGTCGGCATGACACTCGAATGAATGCGCACCTTTATTCTGTGAACAATAAAAATGTGCATCAGCCGCACAGCCAGCTTTTACTATTGACTCATAGCCTTTCTCAAATCCGCCACAGATAGAATTGATGTTAGGTGTCAATTTTCCAGCTTTTGTCAAAATTATCGATGTGTCATTATTATACCATAATGTCTGCAATCTCTTTGCATCAAACCAATAGTCTTCTCTACGCCAGAACTTAGAACCCTCTGGTTTCAGGTAGTTAGGTCCTGGCTTTTCCATGCAGAGTTTCAATGGCATTGGTTCAGCAGGAACAATCGCCTGTAAGCCAGATACAGCCCTATCATTGCTAATGTACTCACTGAACTTTTTCCATGATATAATATCAGAGAAGAATTTCTTTCTTACTTTGTTGCCACGTGAGACGAATGGCTTCTTGCCTTTGTATTCACTGACAAACTCTTCTTCTGAAATAGGATCAATAAGGTCTTTAAATAACATTATTTTCCCTGAGAACTTGCTCTACTTGCTCTTTATAACTAGGCTCAGTTCCATCAATTTCTACAATTTTATGAAGTTCGGAATCTACATATTGATAAGCCTCTTCGCCGCCGCTGACGACTCTATCAATAAACTCTCTACATTCTGCTTCTGACATAAAAATTTTGTCAATAACATTTGCTTTTTTCCATGATGCATCAGTATCAATCACTGGTGACCAAATACTAGCGTCTTTAGATATTCTCGTATAAATTTTATAAGGCATAATATTCTCCTATGTTGCTATTCTAGAAAAGTTTTTAATCTTTTCAAACTTGATCACGCTGTGAAACTTATCAAACAACTGATCACCTTTGTGACTGAT